AGTATCTTTGCCGTGACGGCCGTGTCCAACAACTAATAGTTTAGGTAGCACAAATAACTCCTTATTGAATATACTTTAAAGTATATACTACATAAGCTATTGTGTCAACCGCTAATCGTAGTGTCCGCCCAATATCGCAACTTTTTGGATTTCTTCGTTAAAGATTTCTGCTTCTCGTTCTTTATATGCTGCTTCAAAGCCTGTAGAACCGTATTCTGCTCTTTCGTTATTACCCCAAAGTCTTTTAAAATATGAATCGTAAGTTTTTTCAACTGCTTCATCGCTCCAGGATCTATCAATAAGTTTACCTTTGATTAACCAGTTAAGTCGGTTGGCTTCTTTACGTACAAATGGACTGCACATTATGGGACCTCCTTGTTATATTATATTTACAAAGAAGTAGAATCGTTAACGCTAACTTAGGTGATTTTAGCCTATTGTGAATCCGTAGCCTACGCCACCGGCAACTTGCATTGTAAGTTCTAATTCAAGTTTTTCCATTTCGGCAGCAGCTTCTTGTTTAAGAGCATCGCCGTTAAGTGCTGATCCGCCTTGTGGTCCTGCGATTGTAGCAAATTTACTACGTGCTTCGCCTAGCATATATTTACAACCAGCAAGTGTATAATCTTTAATCCATTGACTTGCTAGATAGTCTTTAAGTAATTCGCTATCAGGACGATGATTATAAACATATAATAAAATAGTTTCGTTTGCTCTAGGACGTTGTAATAGTGTTAATTTTTTAGTTGTAGTATTCCATTTAAATTCAATGAATGATCCAAACATTCTACCTACTAGTTCTTGGTACTGACTAAACATATCGTATGTTGCTAGTCCTCCTAAGTTAGAACTTGATAGTAAGTATGCGTTTGTGTATGCTAAACTGAAAGGATCAAATAAACTTCCTCCACCATTTTCGCCGCTGTCATAAAGTTTTATATTTACAACATCTCCAGTAGTTAATCCTGTGTTAAACGTAATAGATCTTGCATCATTATCAGTAGAATAATCTGTAGTAACTGTTCCATTAATTGTTACTACAATAGATTGTACTATTGCTAAATTATAATTTACGTTGAATACTTGCTGAGAGTCTGTTGAAATTAGCGTAGTTGAATAAATTGGGCCTCCTGATGCTGAGGTACTTGGACGTGATCCTATACTTCTACGAAATGACTTACGAACTTCTACTACTTCATTTGGTAATGTATACTCGTTTTGATCAGGTACAGTATCCATAAACAAATAGCTTTCTTCTACTGAGTTATCACTACGTTGTCTAAATTTACTAAGCGACTTAGTTAAAGCAGTTTCGTAATGTATAGGGTCTAGTTCAACATCAACCATACCTCCGCCTAAGAAAGCATTTACATAGTCAAATATTGCTTGTTTTTGTGTTTGTTCAACTGCCATTTAAGTTTTCTCCGTCATAGTATTTATCGTAGTTGCTATCGTTACGATAAATATGTATATGCCAAGATTAAGTTTATATAAACCAGAACGCGGAAAAGACTTTGAATTCTTAGACCGCCAAATTAATGAAATGTTCACTATAGGTGGAACAGACCTGTTTGTCCACAAATATACTGGAACAAATGATGGGACAACAGAAAAAGATCATACGCAAATACAGGATATGGTCTTTATGGAAAATCGAGATCGAAAATACGATAAAGACATTTACACTATTCGCGGAATATACAATGTACAAGACATTGATTTTGACCTAAGCCAATTTGGTTTGTTCTTAAGCAATGATACTTTGTTTATGACTGTGCATATTCAAAGCAGTGTAGAATCAATTGGGCGTAAACTTATGCCTGGTGATGTTATAGAACTTCCTCATTTAAAAGATGAATATGCAATGAATGATTTTAGTGTAGCACTAAAACGTTTTTATGTTATTGAAGATATTAATAGAGCCGCTGAAGGCTTTTCACCAACTTGGTATCCACACTTATATAGACTTAAATTAAAACAAATAGTAGATAGTCAAGAATACAAAGATATACTCGACTTACCAGCAAGTGAAGACTATCCTGAAGATGGAACATTACGTGATATATTAAGTACTTTTGAAGCAGAGATGCAAGTTAATAATGCAGTAGTGTCCGAAGCAGAAGCAAATACTCCTAAAAGTGGGTATGATGTCGATAGTAATTTTTATACATTAGCCGCAGACGAAACTACAGGTAGAGCAAAATTACAGCAAGTTGATGCCGACGGTAGTACTATTACTGATAAAGCAACTCCTACATCGCACGGTTATAATGGTTTATTAATTGGTGACGAATTTGCCCCTAATGGTAGTAATTTTTCAAGTGGTATTAGTTTTCCATTAGGTAGTACAGAAGGTGATTACTTTTTACGTACAGACTTTTTACCGCAGCGTATGTTTCGATGGGACGGTAAGCGTTGGCTTAAGGTACACGATGTTAAGAGAGCTCCATTGAATAATGACACTCCAAATACATTACGTGGATCATTCGTTAATGACGTAAACACCTACTTGTATAATACTCCAATAGCAACTGACTTTATAAGATTAAATGTTGGTGCAACAGAACTTGAAACCGAAATTGCATATATGACTGCAAAATATATTCAATTAGAATTTACTGATAGCCTTGCACAGGATGGAAGGTTTGTATTAAACTATGACACTGCATCAAATACTAATATGCTATCATCGTATACAGGATCAGACGGCAGTACGCAATTTGTAAAAATTACGTTGCCTGCAAATGCTGTTAAATACGAAGGACTATATACATTAACCTTACATAATACACGAACACAGCAGCGACAATCGATATCACAGGCGCTACGACCACAGGCGGATAATTAATGCAACATTTTTATGACGGACAAATAAGAAAATACCTTGTGCAAATTATGCGCTTAATGAGTAATTTTGGGTATAAAACAGGTGACGGTACTGAGGTTAAAGTTCCGGTTATGTACGGCGATATTACTAGACAAGTAGGATCGATATTAAGAGACAATTCTGAAAACAAAATACCAAGTGCGCCGCGTATGGCAGTATATATTACTGCACTAGAAATAGATCGTGACCGAACTAGTGATTCTAGTTTTGTAGGTAAAAGACACGTTAGAGAACGTGCTTACGACGAAGCAGGAAAAGAATACGAAGATTTTCAAGGACGTAATTATACAGTCGAACGTTTAATGCCAAGTCCTTATAAACTAACAGTTAATGTTGACATATGGACTACTAACACAACAATGAAACTACAGATTATGGAGCAAATATTAATGCTGTTTAATCCTAGTTTAGAAATACAAACTACAGATAACTATCTTGATTGGACTAGCTTAACAACTGTAATGTTAGACAGTATTAATTTTAGTAGTAGATCTATTCCTATAGGAACCGAAAGCGAAATTGATGTTGCTAGTTTAACATTTTCAACTCCTATATATATTAGCGCACCAGCTAAAATAAAACGTCTTGGCGTTATTACTGATATTGTTACTAGCATATTTGACGGCGACGGATACGTTGACTTTGAATCAATGTTAGAAGGTACTAATCTATTCAGTATCGGAGGACACACTTCGTCTAGAGTAGAAGGTAATGATAATGTAGTAGATTCCGGAGTATTTCCAAATGACGGCAACGGTGAACTTGAAATATCTAGTCAAGTTACACGTCATTCAAAAGCTATAGTTGATAATCCGTTGCAAGAACGTATACTACTAATGAACGGTAATGCTTCGATACTTACAAATGGATTACCAGGTGATGCAAAATGGTCAACTTATATTGATGCACTTCCAGGAAAATATCAACCTGGTTTAAGTATTATCTATTTAAGAAAACCAGATGTAAATGGATTAATTGCCGGAAGAATTACTCTTAATCCATTGGACGAAACACAACTAGTTATTGATTTTGATAGAGATACATTACCTAGCAATAATACTATACAAGGTCCTGCTAGAGACACAAATCAATATTCTAGCATTGATTATATAATTGATCCGTTACGTTATGATCCTCAATCAGATACTTCAAAAGCAGGTGTGCGTTTATTATTACTCGGTGCTATTGGTAGTACTACAAATACCGACGGAGCTGATGCTTGGAAGAATGCTGATAACACAGACTTTGTTGCAGGCGCAAATGATATAATTGAATATGACGGATCTAAATGGAATATTATATTTGATGCAAGTAAAGACTATTTGCCCTATAATGACACAACTATTACAAAACTATATACTACAAATCTTAACACAGGCGTACAATATTACTGGGACGGTGATCAGTGGTTACTAAGTGTTGATGGAGAGTATGCCAAAGGTGACTGGTCAATTAACTTATCTGGCTAATTACTAGTATGAGTAAGATAGTTTGTAGTGGTGCGCTTTTCTATGCACTAGACACAAAAAGATTTTTGTTTTTACACCGTGCTAATGGTAAAACTTCTGGTACTTGGGGACTTGTAGGTGGCGGTACCGAATTAGGTGAATCGCCATTTGAAGGATTAACCCGTGAGATACAAGAAGAAGTTGGCGACTTACCTAAGTTTGTAAAAACTATACCTTTAGAAACATTTGTATCTAATGATGAAAAATTTAATTTTCATACATATCTTGTTGTTATAAAAAAAGAATTTTTGCCTAATCTAAATAACGAACACGATGGATATGCTTGGACTAGTTTTGGTAAATGGCCAAAGACGTTGCATCAAGGACTACGTAATACACTACAAAATAAAACTAATCTTGCTAAATTAGAAACTGTGTTTCAAGTAATAGATTTATTAGAGGAATAGATGACAGATAATATAAAACAAACAGACTACGGTTACGAAGTTGTTTGGACTGACAACGAACATTATTGTAGTAAAATATTAGTTTTTGAAGAAGAAGGCAAACAAACTCGATTACATTTCCACAAAAGTCGACACAAAAGTTGGTTTGTAAATGCTGGGAAGTTTGAAGTACAATGGGTTGATTCTAAAGACGGTAAAGCATATTCTAAAGAACTTCCAGAAGGTAGTATTTTTGAAGTGCCTGCACTATTGCCTGTTACACTAAAAAGTTTAGCTGATAACAGTGCTATGGCAGAAACTAGTAATAGCAATGATCCAGACGATTATTATAGGTTAAATTAATGTTAAAAATAAGCCAATCTAAAGAATTTAAAAAAGACCTTAAGAAATATAAAAGAGACATTGATCAAATTACTAATGAACGTGCTAAAGAAAAATGCAAAGATATTTTAAATAAACTATCTAACGAATATAGTTATATTGATGCTACACACGATGCAATTAATAAATCAATTGATCCGACTAAAGTTAGAGAAAATGTAGAACGTAGTATTGTGCTAAGACAACAGCTAGATAAAATAATTAAATATTCGAAAGATCTTTAACTGTAATAGATCCAAACATACTTGCGTGACTAGTACATTGATATACGTATGTACCAGGTGAGCCTTCTGGTATTCTCCAATATAATGTTCCACTAGACTTTCCTTGCGCTGCGCTATTTGTACTTACAGTTCCAGTTGATGTAACGTGTACCAAATTACTAGTTAATGCTGTAAGAGTATTATCTTGTATTTCAAATGGATGTCCTGAAATATTATCTAAATCAAATGCTATAGTAGTTCCGCTTATAGCGTAGATAGTAGGATTATTTCCTGTATAATGACTAGGAAATGTGTAAGACCCTGTTCCAACATTATCTACTCTAAGCATTGCTATGGCAGGTTCGTAAATTTGATCTATTCTTAAACCGGCTGTTGTAACATCTCCTAGGTCGTCAAAATTACTAGCACCTGCACTAACTGTACTTGCAATAGTTACAGTATTTCCAGAAGTAGATAAACTAATTCCTGTGCTGGCTGCAAAAGTTAACGTATCAGTAGAATTATCAGCAGTAACATTAGTTTGTCCACTAACTGAAACATTACTAAATGCGTTTTGATTTGTTTCGCCTGATTGTGCTACCCAGTCAAAATCACTTCCTGTCCAGCTTAATACTTCACTTGATGCTGCACTAGTTGTATTAAGATGTGCATTAACATCTGAGTCACTATAGTCACCACCGCTTCCGCCACTTATTGTTGTGAATGTGAATCCGCCACTACCGTCTGTTGTTAAAACTTGTCCGTTTGTTCCGTCACTAATACTTAGATCAGTTAACACTGTTGGTATAGAAGTGCTAGACGGTAATGCATCATTGATTCCGTAACCTGCTAACGTGGTCGGAGTAGTTGTTAAATCATCAAATGTTATACTAGTTAGATATGAACTCAAGTCAGGTGGAGTATAACGGAACACTCCTGTAGTATCATCGTATGATATAGCGCCATCGCCCGAGGCTGTAAGTTCGTTACCAACACTTAAACTTGCCAGTGTAAGTATACTAGGTTTGTTAGTAACGTTGCCCCAGTCTAAATAATATGTTCCGTCGAATCCGTCAAGTGTATCAGCATCTGTTCCACCGCCTCCAGTCGTAGCATCAGAACCTGGTGCCCATTTAGCACCGTCCCACTTTAATACTTGTCCAGAAGTTGGCGCACTTGTTGTAGTGTCAACATCGCTTAAAAAGTCAATACTAAATGTACTCATATTAATTGTTACATCGTCTGAGTCTGTAGCAATAGCAGTTGCTATGTTTGTACCGCCTAATATACTTAATGTATCTGTTACAGCATCAGCTGTTGTTGATCCGTCATCACTTGTAATTGTAGCAAATAAGTTCTGTGTCGAACCTGTTTCAGGCGCATCTTCAAATGTAAAGTTTCCAGCACCGTCTGTAGTTAAAATTTGTGTCGAATCACCATCGGTAATTCCTAGGTCAGTTAGCGTAGCAGGTATTAAATTTGTTGTATCTGTTAAATTAGATAAGTCTGCAGGTATTAAATTTGTTGTATCTGTTAACTCCGATATGTCTGCTGTAGTATTAATATCAGATTGATCAGCAAGTTGTACCCAATTTCCTGCGTGTGCATAGTATGCTTTACCTGTACCGTGTACGTGTGCAAACATTCCGTGATTGTCTGTAGCACTAGGTAAACTCTCAAGGTCAGCATATGCTATCCAGCTTATATCGTCATTTGTAATTGTTAATTTAGAAAGTAAATTTTCACCAGTAACATTGTTCAAATCAGCTCTAGCAATTTCAAATCCTGCAATATCTTTGCCGCTGTATACTCTTAAACTATTAGTTACTTTGTTAAAGAATACTTCACCGCTAGAACCTACGTTACGATCTAAAAAATCGTTGGGTCTTGGTATTATTCTGATTCTATCTACAATTGGTGATGATGCCACGTTTATCTCCTTAACTTATATATTTAGCGTTATCTTTACCAATTATTAATCGGACAAGTATTCACTGTAAACTGAATTTTAGCCGGTATTAAGCAGCCGCATTTCTTGCATCCTTTAAAAGCCTTTATAAAATGCTCACATTTTTTACAAATTTCGTACCTTTTATCTTTAAGTTCTGTACTTACAAATACGTTCGATGGTCTATTAGTCATATAAATCTTTCCTATACTTATTTTATTTATAGCATATTATTAATGTTTAAATGATTTCAGATTTTAAAAATATGCAAAAATTTTTGATAATTAAGTTAGTAATAGATTGGAGAAATATAAAATGTCTAATTTTAAAAAACACTTACATAACTATGCACAAAAAGAATTAGAACTATTAGGTTTTAATGAAACTAATTTTAGTAAAAATGCATTAACTTTGTTAGAAGATCTGTCAGACTTATGCAAGAACGACACCGACACTATAAAAAAATTATTAAATTTTCTACCACGCTTAGTTGATAATCTTCCTATTGCTGCTATTACTGAGAACGACTTCCCCGAAGTTGACCTTGAGAGCAAAAGTAACCAAGCAGTTTCAAGATGTTCTAGGTATCCTTATGTGTATCGTACTATAGACGGAAAGTACTGGGATGATCGTGCAATATCGTTTCGATATGCTAACGATACTATGTCTAAGAAAATGTACTTATATCAAACAGTATATAACTCTAAGCAAGAGATAGAATTACCCTACTATCCTTTAGAATCAATTGTTATAATTGAAGATACTAAACAGAACTAGTTTTATAGCGTATAACTACAATTCCAGAGCCGCCAGCACCAGATAATGCTGTTTGGTGGCCGACTCCGCCGCCACCGCTTCCGGTGTTCGCTCCACCGTCGCCGCCAGTAGGTAAAGAACTTGCAACAGCACCGAGGTTGTTTCCGTAACCATTTCCGCCATTAGTACGGCCTGCCCCTCCTGGGCCGCCGGAAGCTGAATTTGTGCCACCGCCGCCACCACCGCCAATGCCGCCAAGACCTCCGCCGGTATTACTAGTATACGAACCACCACCGCCACCGCCTGCATAAAGTATAATCGATCCTTCAATACTAGATGCAATTCCTGGGCCGCCTTGGCCGCCGCGTCCCATACCAGATTCCCAATCTCCTCCAGGGCCGCCGGCTCCGCCACCGCCACCTGCACGATAGTTTTGGACACTAGTCGCTCCTTTTCCGCCAGCGTGTCCTTGACCTTCAAGACCCATAACTGCTGCACGGACTTGATATCCGCCACCGCCGCCACCACTGGCACCAGCAGTAGCTTCTATTCCACTTGATCCACCACCACCAGCTCCGCCGCCAGCTGCTACTAAATTAAAAGCACTACTAGGCCTACCTTTATTACTTTGGCCTCCAGCTTGACTATTAACTTCACTTGAACTAAACCTTGCGCCGCCTTCGCCTACAATAATAGGGTATGCAGTACCATCTTCTACTGCTATAGATCCCATTAGCACACCTCCTGCGCCGCCGCCGCCGGAAAGATTGCCACCTCCTGCGCCACCGCCACCAATAATCAAAAATTCTACAGTTCCAGAACGACTAGCAGTAAATGTTCCTGACGATAAAAATGTGTGTACTCTATAATTGATACCATTCTGTGTTATATTAGTTATAGTTCCTCCAGTTGCCAAAGGTGCAATAAAACCTAAAGGAAACCATCCAGAAAGTGCATCATCGTACCATTCTGGTGTTTGCGTAGTAGTATTAAATCTAACCATTCCTGGACTAGATCCAACTAGCGTTGGCCTTTCTGCTGTGGTACCTAGAGGTAACCTTAAAAATCCGCTATCATTAATTGTTGTATCTTTTAATTGTGCCACGATCTAATCCTATTTTAGTTTAAAGCCAAAGTCGTTTTTTACAAACTTTATGTTAAGAACTTGTTTACGTTGAGTAACCCAATCCTGTAAATGTTCTTTTAAGTTTTCTATAGTAGAAATATCTTCAGTACCTAGTACTGCAACTTCTCCGGTTTTTTTATTTATTAGTTGATGACTAATAAATTGGTCGTCTATTTTTTTAATATTATAAATCATTTTAAAAACTTGCCCTTACATATGTAGCACCATAATTCCAATTATCGCCGCCACTGCCTTCCCAAAAGTAAGCATTTGCATATCCGCCGCTGTTGCCGCCGCCCCAAGCATTACCGCTCCAGCAACTTCCGTACCAAAAAGGATTATTTCCGTAATAAGTAGCACAATTTCCGCCGTTATCATCTTGATCTCTATCAAAAGTAGTTAAGGCCCGGGTGCCTTGGCTGTGATAGCTTTGCATTCCAGGAGCGCCGCCGTTTGCTTGTATTAGAGTCGATCCTTGGAATGAGTAATCAGGATCAAATCCAGTATAACTCCAAGTTGCTCTTTTTCCATAAGCAGGCGAGTCTAGATCTATTGGGATATTACCAACTACTTGGGCAACTTGTCCGCCTGCACCGTTTGTCATAGCATTCCAAAGTTCCATTCCTGCCCAAACATTAATTTCTCCTAGATCGTCGCCTGCTGCATTGCCAGGAGAGCCAGCTACCATTAATTTTTGACCCGTAGCATCATAATAACTCAAAGCCCCTATACCATTACCGTTGTCTCGATTATTTTGTATAACTAGATACCAGCCGCCACCTTTATATTGTGTGTTTACATAGACTAATTGTGGTCCGGTTAAGTTAACCCAGTACCATCCATTAGGTAATCCTAGCTGCGTGATGTACGCTGCACTAGGTGCAGGATTTTGTGCTGTAAACGCTTTAATTCCTGGTGCAGAACTGTTTACAATTATTGTTGGTGCCGATGTAGTTTCTTTATTTTTACGATATCGAACTATTACAATACCTGAGCCGCCAGTGCCGCCCATTCTAGTACTATTTGAGCCATTATAACCAGCACCACCACCACCGCCACCGGTATGAGGGGCTGCGTTTTCTGCTCTAAATGTGTAATTTGTTCCGCTGCCGCCGCCACCAATGCCACCAATGCCAGCACTTGTAATATTAGAGCGTTTTCCGTCACCGCCGCCTCCAGCATAAAATGTGTTTACTCCAGATAGATTTGATAGTAATCCTGGGCCACCGTTGCCACCGAATGTGTCTGCTGAATCTTGTCCAGGTCCTCCTGCGCCACCACCACCACCGCCGGAGTCTCCGGATCCTGTTCCGCCTGGGAAACCTTGGCCGACAATGTTGCTACCTGGTGAAGGATTTCTTCCTTGGCCGCCTCCTGAGCCGCCGTTAACCCAGCTGCTATTTGAGCCGCCTCCTCCGTGGTAACCGCCACCACCACCGCCAATAGCGGTGAATCCAAATGCTGAAGAGTCTGCACCTGGTAATCCGCCTTGGCCGTTGCTATTCCAACCAAATCCACCTAGTCCTCCTTCACCTACTGTAATAGTATATGCTTGCGGAGTTACAGCTATGCTTCCTGTTAGAAATCCGCCTCCGCCGCCACCGCCAGCAATAATTCCGCCGCCGCCGCCGCCTCCGCCTACTATGAGATAATCAACTTCTCCGCCTTTAGTTACATTTAATGTAAATGATTTAGTTCCTAAGTCTATATCACCGGAATAATATTCTTCGAGGAATCCTTGAATAATTGGATCGTTTAACGTGATAGGGTCTGTTCTGTTGGTGTTTACGTCAGCTACATATCTAACACGGGCAGTTGATTTGTTGTCTCTAGCAGTTGTTGCAGTGCCGTTTGTTTCTACGCGGCCATACATTACATAATGTTGTGTAGCTTCGGGATTAGCTTTATCAGCTGTCCAAATTAGTTCGTTATCGTATCCACAACCTGTACCAACAGCAGGTCCCTCGTTTATTAGTTCATCTATAGTAGGTAATCTACATCCAATACTGTGAACAAATTCAAGTGCTTGTTCAAATGTCAACAGCGGAGAACATCCTGTTAAACTGTCAACTTCACCTTGCACAGTTGCGCCACCAGATCGAGTACCACCTAACACTGTAGCATCGCTTCTTGACACATAAGCAAATTCGTTTGTTCTAAAGATATGAGATCTATAAGAAATTCCGCCGATATTAGAATCAACAACAAGGCCGCCGGTGGCTTCTGCACCAGTACTAGAAACTTCGCGCCAGGCGCCACCGTCATAGTATTCTACTTCACTTATCGTTGTATTATATCGCATCATACCTTGTGTTGGTATACTTGGTCGTTGAGCTGTTGTTCCACTAGGCAGAGTTAATCTTCCGGTTGAATCAATTGTTGTGTTTTTAAATTGTGCCATTTAGAGTCCAAATCTCCATCTTGTTGCGTTGTAGTTATCTTCTACTTCTTGAGCTGTTAACCAGGTGTTATATAATTTAGCAGTAGCAATTTCGCCATTAAGTCTATTAGAAACACGAGTGTCAGACCAGCCAATTTGCATTTCACCTGCACCGCTAAGGATAGTGAGATTGCTACCGCTGTTTGTACCATCTAGCTGTCCATTAATGTATATTCTATTTTGAACTCCTGCTTCTCTTACACAAACAACGTGATACCAGGTATTTAAACTTAAATTAGTATTCTGTTCAAAGTTACTAGTACTTCTTGCACCAAAGTTTAGTCTAATATTGCCGCCAACTAAAATTGCCTGCATTCCTATACCTACTGCACTTGCATTGCCAAATATACTATAACCGCTTGTAGTATCTCCTGGAGGAGTAGCACGTAATCTAAACCAAGCTTCTTGAGTATAACTAACGTTACCTATTCCTAATTCTTGCTTGTCACAAAAACTTCTTCCTAAACCAATATGTTGATTAGATCCATTAAATCTAAGATGTCCTTTATGCGAACCTGGATTTACATAAAGAGGTGAATTTACAACAGTACCAACATTTCCACACTTAACGTCAAGCACTGTGCTTGCTTTATAACCTGCATAAGATGTTGGATTTCCAAAATCAAAATCAAATACTACATTTCTATTTGTAACTTTGGGCGCAGTAGTTTCTGGTTTTGTTAATAGCGGATATCGAACTATTACAATACCATCACCACCTTTGCCGCCACCTTTATCGGCTGCGCTCCAGCCGCCGCCGTCATATCCTGTGCCACCACCGCCACTGCCAGTGCCGTCTCCACCGTCAGTAATAAACGGATCATCAATAAATCTCGATCTTCTGCCGCCTTGGCCTCCGCCACCGTGGCCTCCTAGGCCGTTTTGATCCATACCATCATTTGGTTGATTTCCGCTGTAGTACCCGCCTGAGCCGCCTCCTCCGCCTGCATAAAATGTATGAATTCCGTTAGTAGAAACTGAAATGCCCGGGCCGCCATCTCCGCCGAGTGCAGCGACAGCAGTTTGTCCTACCCCGCCAGCTCCACCGCCACCTGCGGATGCGTCACCGTTACTAAGGCCAACTGTATCTCCACCGTTATTACCGCTGCCATATCCATATGTAGCAGTTTGTTGTGCTATTCCGGGTCGAGTACTGTAACCTCTATTCTGTGCATCTCCACGAACGCCGCCGCCGCTGCCTCCGTTAATCCGTGTTCCGGGATTTTGATATGTTCCGCCGCCACCGCCGCCCATAGCAGTAAATCCAAATGCAGTACTATCGTCTCCAGGAAATGCACCATCGCCCGAAGTTCCTCCACTATATGCTGTTGTTCCGACACTGCCGTCACCGACTTGTATAGTATAATTTCCTGTAGTAACGTTAATTAACCCAGTAACTAAGCCACCGGCTCCGCCGCCACCGCCGGAAGTGTCGCCACCTCCGCCACCACCACCTACTATGAGATATTCAATTTCTCCCGGGGATTGTACTGCAAAAGTCTCACTACCTAAAGTGTTATTAAATACGTGAACTCTATAAGTGCCGCCATCAGATTCTGTGTCATATATAATTCCGCCAGTAGCAACAACATTTTTTGGTTCTACTGATGACCAAACCGAATTGTTCTCAGAATAAGTTTCAAGAGCATTATTATCGCTGTTGTATCGAATTTGACCATCGGTTGGACTACTAGGACGCTGAGCTGCTGTGCCTGCTGGTAATGTTAGGAAAACGCTGTCGTCAATAGTAGTATTTTTGATATTTGACATTATTAACTTCCTTTTAGTTCGTCAATTTCTGCCTTTAAAGTTTTAACTGCTTCAATTAAATAGGCAGTTAATTTAGTATATTTAATACCTACAACATTATTTCCGTCATCTCTAGTAACTAAATCAGGTAACACATTTTCAGTCCATTCAGCAATTAGTCCTGATTCGTGTTCTTGATTGTCTAGTCTATCATATGTAACACCTTTCAGTTGCAAAATACTTTCTAATCCGTTCGTAATAGGTTCAATATTTTCTTTAAGAGCAATACTTGAAGTTTCAACTATAGTAACAGCAGTAAGCTGGCCTCCAATACCAACTCCTCCGGTTACTACTAAGGATCCAGTTGATGTGGAACTTGATGTTGTTGAAGCTGTAGATCTTATTTCAGCAGCACTAAGTCTGCCTGGATTTGGAACAAATTCTAATCTACCAGAAGCTACACTTAATGTATCTTCTGTTCCACTAGTAGAATCTGCCATAGCAACATAGTACGTTGAACCGTCTGCTGCACTTCTATCTGTAACTGCTAGTGCAGGAGAAATCCAACTTAAAACACCACTACCATCTGTAGTTAATGCTTGATTTGATGCTCCGTTATCACCCGGAAATGTTAGGGTGTAACTAGTACCGATTGACGCAGGTGCTTTAAGTGCAACATAGTCAGTATCACCATCTTGTAATCTAACTCCATTGTTTCCACTAATTAATATGTCTTTAGTAAACTCTGTGACTCCTGTACCATCTGGTGTAAAAACAATATTTGCATTTGTTTCAACAGATTCAAACGTATTAGTTTTTGAACTAATACTTCCTAATACCGGGCCACCTACTACTCCTGATGTAATTTTTCTTGGCATTGTTTTTTCCTTATGTAGTCGCTGTTTCTATACCGTAAACCATAACTGCTGTATTAGCTTGCGATGAACGTGCATAAATCTGTCTACTAGCATCAATTACTACACCAGTTCTTTCTAGAACACCGTTTGGTAGTATTTCTGTTTCGTATTCCAAGTAGTCATCTGCTACTGGTAATGTTGCCCCTGTTGGGTCTGTTTTAGCTACAGCTAGTCTAACTGTAATGCTAGTTGAGTTTTTATTACAGATACTTACCGTAGCCACACTAAAAGTATTTTCTGGTACAAGGTAAATTGCTGTATATGTTGTTGCAGCTAAATCTGCTGATCCTAATATTCCGTTTGCCATTTTTTAATCTCCAATTTTAATTATCTCAGGAAGTAGTTGTATGCTAAAGGTAATCCTAATACTGTTCCAGTAAATACTACATTTGCATTTATATTTATCGGACTTCCGCTAAGTGTTGTTATAGTGTCGGCTCCAATAAATATGTCACCTGCTGTTACGCTGTTAACATTCAATGTTGCGCCACCGCCACCAATTTGTGACTCAATATATGCTTTTACTGCTCTTTGTGTTGGTACAACTGTATCACTATTTGCAGTAAAGAACGGGTCTGTACTAAATTCAGTAATACTTGCTGAGTTACCACCTAGTGTAACTTCACCTAATGAAAGTTCTTGCAATCCTGCAATGTTAAATGCATCAGCATTCAATGTTGCAACACCAGTTGACTGTTCAATAGTAAACAAATCACCAACTCTAAAGTTACCATCTTGGTCAGTAGCAGTATAGAATACTCTACCACCGTTAAAGTCACTAGTTTCTTTTACTTGACTTGGTGCATTGAGTGGTACACCTGGATAATTTGTATCTGCAAAGCCACCTGTACCGATATCTAAGAAGTCGTGTCCAGTTAGACGTACTTGTGAGAACCTAATACGCAGTTCTACCGGATCGCCGTTTGGTAAATCTTCATCGACTGCTACATTAGGTGATACTTGTAAGAATCCTGTGTAACTTCCGTCATTTGATCCTATGAAACTAACAGTATTAACTAACTTAAAGAATCGCCCTGGTAAACTATCAAACTCAACATTTGATCCATTTACTGGACGACTAGTTAATCTACGTACAGCAATAAATGCACCTGCTTGTGGGAAGTTTGCATTACCATTTGAATTTTGTGCATCTACTTCTGCTGTTGCGCTTGTAAATCCTGTACCTCTATTATTAAATGTTGGATTTGCTAATACTCCATTACCGATTTGCGGTACTAGTACAACATCATCAACGTTGTTAGGATCTGTTATAGTTATTGTCGGAGCACTTGTATAGCCGCTTCCTGGCTCTGTTATTCTAATAGCAAAAACTTGTTCATTTGCTACACTTGCTCTACCTTTTGCAGGTGTATTAATTTTAGCATATTTTCCTGATGTTCCTGCTCCTGGTAGTATCATTACAAATTTACCTTCTTGTGCAGGATTACCAAATGCTATTGCATTAAATCCACCTGTAGTAGCTGTTCCAGTTAATGTATATGACTGCCAATATAATCCATCGTGACTGTATTGAACTTGGTCAGTGTCATCACTTGTAATAACAAATGTACCTTGTCCGTATGCTAGTTTACGTTCTGTAGCAGGTAGAGGAAGTGTAAGTGTGTTTTCGTACCAAGTAACACCGTCTAGTGAGTACATAATACCGTTTGTACCACCGAGTGCTACAAACTTACCATTACCCCATACAATATCTGTTACTGCTGCAAATGCTGCTGGAGCAGTTACGCCTGTCCAACTAATACCGTCTTCGGAATATGCTGCACTTGTTGTTCCGCTGTTGATAGCAACAAACTTACCTGCACCGTACGCCATTTCACCAAAACCATTTGCTGGAAGTGCTGTGCCAGTTATGCTCCAAGTTTGACCACCGTTATCTGAATATGCAACATCTTGATCAGCGTCACTAATAACAACAAACCTTGCTGTAACATTATCAATTTGACCAAATGCTACAGTATTTTCTCCTGTTGCATTAAACGATCCTGGTAAAGAACTAGTTAACCACGTGTCACTATCATTTGAGTAAGCAACTGTGCCGTCACCGTCTGCTATTACTAATACTGCGCTAGGAAGGAATGTACTTGAACCATCGTCTTGTAATCCATCTGCAATACTTGCCCAATTTCCGCCTGGTAAAGTAGGTAATACTTCTGACGTCCAAGTTTCACCATCAATACTTACAGCTCCGTTTGTTCCTGCACCTACTGCAAGGAATTTACCTGCCTGCGCAGTTCCTGCAAAGTCAAAATCTACAATAGCCCCTGTCACACTGTTTACTGTTGTTACAGTTATTGTAATATCGTTAGCTGTAGTTGCTCCGCCAACGTTTGTGCCTACAATAGTTAACGTGTCAAGTCTTGAATATCCTGTTCCGGCTGCATTAATATCTAGATAATATTTACTTCCGTTACGAGTAATATCAAAAGTTGCTCCTGATCCGTTGCCACCTGTAGTACTTACACCTGTATACTGTGCTGCTGTGTTAATCCATTCAACATCATACCAAGTAGTTGATGTTGGCATTGTAATACTATTGCTTGAATTAGTCGGAGCAGTAATTGCAACTCTTGGTTCAATTTGATATGTTGAAGAACTGTTAGGAGCAACAATAGGTGTTCCTGGAACTACGTGATCCCAGCCTGCAACACCATCTGATTCTCTTATAACTGTTGCTTCTTTAGTACCTGCATTATATGTGTTAATAATTGCATACTGTCCTATACCAGCAGCACCTATGATATAAATTTTCATTCCTGGGTATGCTGAACTTAATGAACCGTCTGTTGCACTTAGGAATAATCCTGTTGTACTACCACTTTGTGCAACGTTACTTGATATTATATAGCCGCTACCACCTAGTGCAATATCTGGATCTGCATCTTGATCAACATATGCATAGTTAAATCCTCCATCACGGAATTCATCAGCAACTACTACTTCATTAGACCCTGGGCCAAATATATTAAGTGTAGCTTCAGTATAATCATTACCTGCGTGTGTGTATTCAACATTTAATAGTTGAACATTATCTGTATTAATTTGTGATATAGTTGCGTTATATTGTGTACGATTGTCAACTACTGCTGTAACTGCTGTTTCGTCTGGATCAACACCTGTTGCTACTGAACCAAAGTCACCGTATGAGTTGTTACCATTTGTTGCACGTACTCTACCACCTGTTTCTGCAAGATAGCCAATGTGTGAGTAGTATGTGAATACTGATACAAGTTCTGCTCTACCATTGTTAAGAATGTGTGCGCCAATACCGTCACTAATGACCTGTGTAAAGTCATTAGACACCATCGAGTCATTACCGCCATTGTGTAAAGCACCATCAATTTTTTGTCCAGTTGCTGCTGTACCAAATGTTGTAACACCTTGTATGTATGGCGACCGTGTAATAATCCAAGTACGGAAATCATCTGGTCCCCAACCCGGATCTAATGAGCAATATGCTCCTGCACTTACTTTACTATATCCATATGTATTTTCTGGTAACAAGTCACCGCTTAGGCCTTGTAGAGTACTGTTTCTAACACCGGTTGCATCTCTTAGATAGAACATATCCTCTTCTTGAGATCCTGTAACACTATTGTTATAGAAACGTGCTACATATCTAGAAGCATAATTGCCCGGCCACATTAGATCGTATTTTAATGCATCAATATAGTAGTCAACATCTCTAGCACAAAGAGCCTCGTTGTATGTATAATTTTCCCAAATGCTGCCACTTGCTGCACCAGCAATTTGAACATCAATCCAGGCTGCAATTTCAGCTTTGATAAAGTCTCTGTTGCGCTCTAGCTGTAGTTTTGCATAGTATCTATTTTGATCAGCAGTTACACAAACACTGCCTTCATTAGTTGCGCCAAATATAACTGCATCAATAATTCTAGCACTTGCTGTTATTCTTGTAATAGCTGTTGCATCACTTGCAACATTTGCTATTGCTTCAGTAGTTAATGCATTTGTTATAGCATCTCTAGTGATTGTTTTTTGGTTTCCGGTATAAACTTCAATAGCAGTTTTACGTAAGTATGCGTGTGCTGCTTTTAGTGTTCTATAATTACTGTTTAAAGCAAAGTCAAATCTGACTGCTTCTAATATCTTACGGATATCTCTTATACATTTAATTTGAAGATATTTAACTTTTGTTATTCCTGATTGTGTTGAAGTTGCACTCGGGAACACTGTATTTGAAGCACCAGATCCGCTGTTGCAACTTACTGTAATACTTTCAATATTAACTATGTCGCCTGCTGATAACCCGTGAGTGCCTGTGGTTACTATAGCATAACCAGTAACATTATCGTATACAAAATTAGTTACTGCTAATACAGTTCCATTTGCTTTAGTAACTGTTCCTCCGCTAACATATGTATGAACTAAAGAATGTTTGCCTACATATATACGGAATTGGGTAGTCGTCAACGATGTACTGTCAACTGCCCAGTCAGTATGCCAAGCAACAACATTTAAATCATCTATAACATTTTGAATAACAGTATCTTCTGCGGCTACAAGTGCATTAGAAGCACTAATCAATGCTGTAGTTGAGTTAACACCGTCTGCTAGTGTTGGATTAACAAGTGTAGTTGTTGTACCAACTGCATCTGGTCCGTTGTTAATAATATCAATAATGTCTTCTATGTTATTTGCAATTTCAGTGGTACTACCTGCTATACCTGCAAGAACTTGTTCTACTTCTGCTTGCTTAGGACTTACAATTAGTGTATTTCCAGCAACACTTTCTGCTGTTGTTCTTAAATAATTGATTGACGCAATACATTCTGTCTTTAACGAAGCTGGAAGTTGATCGTATGTTTGATCGTCTCCATCCCAATACGATAGCCCAGCTATTACAGCCATTGAGTTGCCGCCATATGTTAAGTCATAAATTAACGAATCAATAATAAATCCAGTATCACGTCGACTATCAGTTTTTCCGTATTTTAGTGTTGGATATTCTGTATCTAAGAACGCAATTACTTCTGCTTTTAAAAAGTCTTTGTTTGCTATAATATTTTCTCTTGCATTTTCTAAAGTTGCACTATAGCCTGTAGGATCTGTATAGTATCCTGCACTCATAGTTTTTAGTCCATAGTCGATTTGATATTTCATCATATCAACTAGACTTTCTACAACTGTTTCTTGTGCAGTTACAGCATATGGCCAGTTTTGATCTTGTGGCTCAGTATTACCATTAGATGCAGTAATAGATGTGCCTACAACTATATCTCCTACAACCTCAGCAATTCTATCAAACGTTGCTACTGTATTTGGTGTGTCTGTTGCCGGTGTTGTTTTCCCAGCAGCAATAATCTTTGTTGAACGTAGTTCGTCACCTAATATAGCACAATATGCCGGTACTCTAATTGGTAGAACTTCATAATGTTCTCCTGTAGACACTTTAACTAGTGTTTGAGGAATATCACGAGCTGGTACTGCGCTAGTGTCTCCTGCTGTGATTGTGTCGGTAATTATTTTAACTAAACTTTGTATTTTAGTATATACGCCTGTTTCTGATACAAGCGTTGTACTTGTAAATTGATCAACAATTGCTGTACTATCATCTGTAACATTTTGATAAATTGCGCTCGGTGCTTCATTTTTAAGAATTGCATCAACAACAGTTAGCATATAATTATATGCTGCAACTGATTGTGTTGCTTCTCCTGCTAGGCCCGCACCGCCGTAAACTTTATCCTCAGATGCATCTGAAAATTCGCCATTTGCACTAAATCCATTAACAAACGAAAGTGCTGCTGCTCTTGATTTTAGGTTGCCGCCGTGGCCAATGTCCCATATCAATCTATCAACAATATATCCAACATCACGTTTACAATTGTCTTCACCGTATACAAAGTTATTCCAAATGCCTGATCCTCCAGCATTTGCAATTTGATAGTTAATCCAAGATCCAACTTCTTCTTGAATAAACACTCTGTTCATTTCTAATAGATATTGTGCATTAGGATTCTTTGGTCCTTCTTCAATACGTTCACAAGCATAACGTATTGATTTAAATGGTCTATCAACACTACCACCTGATTCCGGAAACGGTCTATCAATACCGTGTTCTGACACATAATAAATGTCTTCGATAGTTTGTAAAAACTCCCATTCTGGAATACCTGTTGATCCTACTTGTAAAACTTGTCCTTCTAATCCAACTGGTAATCTTGTAGGAGCACTTCCGCTGTAATAAACTAAGTCGCCTGCTGTAGTAAGTACACTAGCTTCTGAACCAATTGCAATAACACTCCAGTACTGACCGCTATCTGCTAGATCAGGACGAGATCCTTCGTTGCCGCCGCCCGGCTGTACTAGTGTTGCTGTTGAATAATCGTCACCTTCTGATATATGATATAAAGTACAGTAGTAGCTGTTGTCTCCGTAACGAACAACGTCACCTTCGTAATATTCTTGATCGTCTAACCACTCGCCTCTCCAACGGAATCCTTCATTTAGTAGTTTCCAATAAGTTTCGTTTGGTGGTTGCTGTCCTTCTTCGTGATCTAAAATACATACGTAGGTAAACCCGCCTAAGCGTACAACTTCGCCTACTTTATAATGTTGATTAGCACTATCTTCATTCCAGTCGCCTATAAATCTAAAACCTTCAGTAAATAAATCCCATTCGGTAGGCGATGTTGAGGTGTATGTGCCGCCTGATGTATATGTTGTAAATCCAGATGAATCTAATGATGTTACTAAGTCTACATCTGTGTATAAATCAAAAGTATTTGCATCAATTACATTAATATAAAGGATAAGACCGTTAATTTCAGTCATCCCTTCTACATCATTGATTATAATCTGTCTACCGTCTTGTAGTCCGTGATTTGTACTTGTTGCTCTTGCAGTAGCGTCTTGTATTATTCCTGTAATTGTTCCGCTTTGTGGTCCTGGAGTAATTTCTGTGTGATTAGTTTTTGCAATATATTGATTGCCGCCGTAACGTACAACGTCACCTGGCTGGTAGCCTCTGAAAGGGCTCCAATCATTTTCATATTGGAATCCTTCTACAAATTGACTCCAATTTGCTCCGTCAGTTCCTAAATCAGTTGTACTTGTGTGTGCAGTAGTACAAATCCATACACCGGCTCCGTAACGAACTAAGTCATTGTATTTGTATCTTGTACTAGATGTCCATTCGCCTTTAAATTCTAAACCTTGATTAAATGTATCCCAATTTGATATGTCAAATTCTAATCCGTCTGCGGCAGTTGCAGTTGAAACGTGTAGTGTATTACAAACATAGGTAGACCCTCCGTACTTTACAAAATCATTGATTCGATATCTAGTCGATACTGACCAATCACCTTTCCAGTCTAACCCTTCAGCATAAGCGTCCCATTTAGCAATATCAATTTCTAAACCATCAGTAGCATCAGCTACAGTAGCAGCACTAGTATGATTAGTATTAGCGATATATAATCTTGCGCCGTAGCTGACTATGTCATTATAAACATATGCAGTATCTACTGTCCATTCACCCTTCCAAGTTTGACCATCACTAACTAAATTCCACTTAGATGGAACAATATCTAAGTCTGTAAAGAAGTCTGTGTCACTTGTATGACCTGTTACACAAATGTATGTTTTGCCGCCAAAGGCAACTACATCATCTTGATAGTAGACATTTGATGCTGTCCAGTCACCTTTCCAAACAAATCTAATTCTACCTAGTTTAAATTCTGCCATTTTTTATTCCTACTTGCACGTTGTATATATTTATCATAATATAGTCTCTTTGTTTTTTATTGCATTGTATCATCAAAAGGTTTCAACATAAGCATTTGACTTACAATAGTTCCCGATATTCCTGTTTGGTTAGTTGTTATAGTACCTTCACCGTCATCACTTGTAAATTGACCGTCAAATACCACATCTGCTGGTATAATAACATATTGACCTGTATTAGTATTAATTTCGTTTTCTGGAATGCCGCCTAATAATACTCTACCAGCCTGTAATTTATTAACTTCTAATTCTGAGCCGCCAACACTTAATCTATTTGAAAGGAATGTTACAATAGCTCTTTGTGTAGGAATAACATTATTTGAGTCTGCACTAAATGTTCCGTCTGTTGAAAACTCACTAACAACAGTTCCCGAACCGCCTAATCTAACACCGCCTAATGCTAATTCGCTTAGTCCATCTAAGTCAAAGAATTCAGCACTAATAGTAACAACACCTGTTGCTTGTTGTACACTAAATAATTCACCAGTTCTAAAGTTACCATCTTGGTCTGTACTTACATAATATACTCTTCCGCCATTTGATTCGTAAACTTCATTTTCAGGTGCAGCATTAAAGAATGCACCTCCTGCATAAACAGTTGGATAGTTTGTTTCAGTAAAGTTACCAGTTCCTATATCTAAGAAATCGTGACCACTAATTCTACATTGAGCATATCTTTCTCGCAGTGTTACTTGTGTTCCGTGTGGTACAACATACTCTACATCTAATCTTGGAGATATTTGAAATTCTACTAAGTTTGTTTCATTTCCTAATCCATCGTCACCTAAGTTTTTTACTGTTACGCCACTAAACGTAGCAAGCGTTCCTGGTTCTAATGCGTTAGGATCTTCAACTCCTACAATCTGAATTTGTACGCCAGGACCTGGGATAGCAGTTATGCCTGACACTGTAAGTATATTCCCTACAGGAATATCGTCAGCAAATCCGTCGCCAGTAATTGTAATTGTACTTGTAGTATTTCTATATCCTGCGCCTCGATCAATAAAGTCTGGCTGCGCAAGTACTTTGTCAGCTATTCTACTTTCTGTAGCTGCACTAAATGTAACATTAGGATCTGTAATAGTTACTGTTGGAGATGACTCAGTATCGTATCCGCTACCAGGGTCTAGTACTCTAATTTCGCTTATAGATCCTACATTAAGGTCCATTCTTAACTTAGCACGAGCACCTGTAGTAACTATTGCAACTGCGTCTGTAGATGCTGCATTTGCCTTTATAAACCATTTTTTATTTCCGTATGTAAGTGCTCTCCAAGTCCTACTACTTGGAAGTGACCGCTGTATCCATAATATACCATCTTCACTAGTAAATAATGAAGAACTTGCTGTATTTGTTTGACTATTAATTAACGCAACAAATACTCCGTTTCCGTATTTAATAGCAGGAGATGTAATAGTTGCCCCTGCGACAAAACTAAATGTTTGAGCATTAGTATACCAAGTTATGCCATCAAAACTATATGCTGTTTCGCCGTCAGTTACAGACAATGCAACAAACCTGTTATTTCCGTAAGCAATAGAATCTGGGTTAAAATTTATTGCACTATCGTGTCTGGTCCAGGTTGTGCCGTTTGTACTAGTTGCTGTTGCGCCGTCACTTGACGATATTGCAACGAACTTACCTTTACCATAAGTAATACTAGTCCAAACACTAGTAGTACTGTCTACACCTCCATCAGTATCGTCTGGAATACTACCTGTTGTCCAAGTTACTCCGTCTATACTACTTGCTACGACATCAGTGTCTGTTGCTATTAAAACAAATTTACCATTACCGTAAACACTGTCTGACCAAGCTGCTTCTCCTGGTAATGCCACCTCACTCCAAGTAATACCTGTTAAACTAGATGCTACTTTTGCTTCTCCTGATGCAGTTGCAATAAATCTATTATTACCAGCTGACAAACTTGTCATTGTAGCGTTAAATGGTAAGGTTACTTCAGTCCAGTTAGATCCGTCATCACTCCATCTAGCATTTTCTATGTTAGTTAACGATACAAATCGTCCGCCTCTACCTATACCAGACTGACTAAACGTAACAATACTTGAGGTACTATCGTCTGTGACTTCGGTAACTGTAATTGTTAAATCATTTGCAGGCGTTGTTCCTCCTAATGCTGTTCCTAGTATAGTAATTTTATCATTAGGTGCGTAGCCGCCTCCAGGATTTGTAATAGCTACATTATATGTAGATCCTTGCCTAGTGACAAAGAATGATGCATTAATTGGTGATCCGTCAAATGTGTCTCCTGTACCAGAACTTAACACTAGATCAATTTCTTCTCCTATTTGAAACCCAGTCCCTCCAGCATCAACGTCGACTTCAATTACTGTATCTGTATTTGCACTAATTGATTGAATTGTTGCAGTTGTTCCTGATGTTCTACCTTTTATAGTAAATGGTACATTTGGATTTGCAGAAAAGTCTGCATTAAACTGTAGTGCTATATCAGAAATAACTGTTTTTACAGTAACTCTAATATTGTTGTCATCTTTCCAAATTACATTGCCGCCGCCTGTTACGCCAGCATATGTTTCTGTAATATTCCCAAACGCCATATCGACATATGATCTGTTAGTAAATAAATCACTAGTCGAAGCATTAAAAGATGGTTCAGAAACTGCTATTCTTGGTTCAATTCTATAACGTGTAGTAAGATCAAGTGCTGCTACTAAAGGTGTTCCGGGAATTATATGGTCCCAACCTAATTCGTCGTCACTGTCTCTAGTAACTGTCACTTCCTTAGTTGCAAAATTAAATCCGGTTATATATCCATATTGCCCTACGCCTGTGCCGCCAGTTATTGTTATTCTCATACCTAGTATTTCTGATTCAAACTGAGTCACATCGGTAGCAGCAAGTTTAAGTGTTGCTGCTGCATTAGCAGTTTCTTGTGCGCTACCTTGTCGTCTTAGATATCCTGCACCACCTGCTTTACTAGATCCATCTGCACTAATTAATCTTTCTTCAAATAATCCTCCGTCTCTAAAATCAGTATATTCTACACTAGCATTGGCTCCTGCGCCTACAATAGATGCAGTAGCAGAGGTATAATTTTGGCCTGCATTTGAGTATTCAAATATTTTAATTTCGTCGTTGCTTCCGCCAGCAAACGCTTCTGATACTGTTGCTTGATTATTTCTGTTAAACGCTTCTGCAATCTGTGGCACTTCGGTATCGTCATTGCCGTCAGCAATTGATCCGTATCGTCCGTATGAGTTGTTACCATTAGCTGCACGTATAATTCCGCCGTCTTCAGCAAAGTAACCAACCTGACAATAATATGTAAACACACTAACTAATTCTGCTCTTGCATTATTTGTAATCCAAGCTCCAATGCCGTCACTTAGTACTTGCGTAAAGTCGTTTGCTGTCATAGACTTATTGCCGCCATTATGTAATGCGCCATCAACCTTCATACCTATACATCCAGTACCAGTATTAGTTAAACCTTGTATATAAGGAGATCTATTTTTAATCCAAGTGCGTTCGTCATCTGGACCCCAACCCGGATCTAAACTTACTAATGCTCCTCCTGTAGGTTTCTGATATAATTCAAATACGCCTGGTGGATTAAGAACTCCTTGCAAGCCGCCAGTTGTCATATCTCTTAAACCTGTAGTATCTCTCATATAAAATAAATTAGTAGTTGCACTACCGTTTACAGAATTTGCGTATCGTTGTGCTGATAATAATGTTTGATAATTGCCGGGATAATTTGCATCTTTCTTAAATGCTCTTAGTAAATGCCTTATATCGTTTTTTATTTGCAGTTCGTCAAATGTTACAGCAGGATATTCATTCTTTATATAAGATATTAATTCTTGTGCTATAAAGTTTCTATTAATATCTAATGATGCTCCTGCGTTTTTAACAAATGCGTCAGTTGAAATAGTATTTGTTCCTACAACATCAGGATTTACATCTCCGTCACCAGTATAAAATTCAATATAGTTTTGATAATCAGTTATCAACGACAATATGTAATTTGCACCAGTTAGATCCGATACAGGAAAGTTATCTTGAAAAATTGGAGTTCCGTCTGGTCCTACTCCTGTTTCTTCTAATACTTCTGTAATTTGAGATACTTCGTTACCAGATTGCGGCGTAATTTCTACAGCAGTAATTATGTCTAATAATATAGATATAAAGTGTGTTAGATACAGTTGTGTATATTGGTACGAGTCTTCGTATAACTTAATAGGACTGTTGGCTAATACTGTTGTTGAACGTAATTCGTCTCCATTAACTGCACATCCTGCTGGAATAACAATTGGCGATACTTCTTCAAACTTTCCTGTACTTACTCTTATTATTACTGGTGTTAGAGGTTCAAAGTTATCTTCTACATATTCAGCTGCGTAACGTATTGTACGAAACGGTTTTTGAAAAGTTCCTCTGTTTTCGTCATCAATTCCATTAGAGGCAACCCATATTGAATCTGCGTCTTCTTGTATATCTCTCCAATATACTTCTAGATCCGATGATACTGACACCAGTTGTTCTGATTCTCCAATGCCTAATCTAGTATCTCCAAAAGTACTATCATCAAATACAGTACTTCCGTCATCATCAAGTTGTCTGTTCTCCCCATAAGTAAGTAAATCGCCCTTTACTTCTAAAGCAGCAGGTTGACCTGCTTGGATTAGTATATCCCAGTAAAAACGTCCACTGCCGTTATCTCCTGGAAAGTTTACAAAACTTGCTTCGTGTTCAATATTACAAGTATATGAAGTTCCTTTGAAGATAATTACATCGCCTACACTATAAATATCGCCTTCAGTCCAGTTTCCTTTTAATGACTTGCCTGGCACTATTAGTTCCCAGGTAGAGTCATCAAGGTAGTCAAGAGTACTATTATCTAAAAATTCGCCGCTAATTAAATTCCCTTGTTCATCAAATTCACCACCTATATTAACTAATGCTACATATAAGTTGCCGCCTCTTAAAACTACGTCACCTGTTTTATAAAAGTTAGTTGATAACCATTTTCCTCTAAAGTTTATATTTTTTGCTAACACTATCCAATCAGTACTTCCTCCGTCGGAACTAATAAAAGGTTTTGAATTTACATTATTAGAAATAGCATAGTACATATAACCAGTGTGTCTTACAATATCACCTAAATTATAAGTTGTAGTGTCGTTCCAAATACCATCGTATTCTGAGCCGTATACTTCGATAGTAAATTTACTATCATCAAATATAGTCGCTATATGAGTTTCAATACATCTATAAATTGCGCCGCCGTATTTTACAAAATCATTAATTCGATATTCTGTGTTTGGAGAAAATTCTCCTCTCCACTCTATGCCTTCACGGTATATTTCCCAATTGCTTATATTATCTTCTAATACTGATGACGAGATGTGTCCAATCATACACTTGTATGCATTGCCGTTATAGCTTACAACTGCACCTGGTGCATAAGAAGTACTAGCTGTCCAAACTCCTACAAAACTTGTAGTTTGACTAAATGCTGTCCAATTTCCTATATCACTGCCAAATGACGAAGCATTATGATTTATTACACATCTCCATAGAGATCCGTTATATTTTACAATATCGCCTAAATTATATGCAGTACCTTGTTCCCAGTCACCTGTGAAACTTAAACCATTTGTCATTACTGTCCATCGAGGTTGCGGTTGCGGTGGTACTGATCCTGGAAGTGTAGCATCTAAGTCAGCAGCAAATGTTGATGATGCTGCGTGAGTAATAATACAAACATAGCTCTTACCGTTAACACGTACAACATCGTCTCGTTTGTATGCTGTGGCTGTTGTCCAATCGCCTTTCCAGTTATACTTAAATCGTTCTAGTTTAAATTCTGCCATTTTCTATTCCTTAATACCCTGGTCCTGAAATATTATCAGGGTAAACATAATCTTCTGAAATTCTTGCAATAAATTGTCCATCCGTAGGATCAATGTAATATGTTAATAATCTTCCGTCCCACTTAATTTGTTGATATCTTAAATTGTCGTATACAATGTCGTGGTTTGCATCAATACCTTCTAAAAAGTCAATCCCTTCTTCAAAGTCGGGATAGTTGTTTTCACCAACACCAATGTCGTTTATAGTTGCTGTGCCTTGTCCACTAAGTTGATCAACTCTTAACAAAAACAATTCGCCGTCTTCGTTTCTACGCATACCGTAAAAATATTGTTTAATAAATCCCTGAACAATTGATTCTGGATTATTACCTATGTAATGACTCATTATACAATCTCCACTATACTTGCAACAACGTCAACGCTGTCGTCTATACTTGAACGCACTTGTAATTTATTACTTGGTGCGATAATTAATTTTTCACCTGTTGCTACTACACGCAAACTAGTGTTTGCTGGAAGTAGTGTTTCTTTTAAATAATAACCTGTTATACTTGTATCATCTTGAACTAATACATCTACATACACAAAAGATTGTGTTAGGTTTGTTAAACTTAGCCCAATTACTGTTGCCCGAGTACTTGCATCGGTCTCGTAAATGTCAATAGGCACTACGCCTACATTGTTAATTACTTTATTTCTAAATACTGTTGCCATCTTTTTATCCTAAACTCAATACAATTTCGAATGCTATTTCTTCAGCTTCTGCTCTTGATATACCTGCTGACGAACCTGCAACTGATACCCAGTTTGCGCCGTCATATATTTCAGTTCTTGCTGCATCTGTGTTCCAACGTAATTGACCAACTTCTGTATATGCAACTGGCGGTCTTGCTGCATTTCCGCCTGCTGGTATAACTAAACCATATGTTCCATCAAACTTAACATAACCATTGTTAGTTGCTTCAAAAGTTGTTACACTATCAGCAACTGTATTAGTTATGGTATTATCTTTAAACGCAAAGTTGTCAAACTTAACAGAACCAACACCATTTGCCGTTAATTCTAAATCAGTATTATTTGTAGTTGTACTTATCAAATTACCATCAATGGTGATGTCATCTACGGTTACTTTTAGTGCATTTAATCTATTTTGATCAATATCTACTGTTAACGTGTTTGCATTATAAAATCTAATTTTATCGTCATTTGCACCTTCAGTAAGTTCGGCTGTAACACGGGTATCGCCATCTAAGTCTTCAACACCTTTTAAATTAATCCAGTTAGTGCCATTAAATCCTTCAAATCTAGCAAGCTCTGAATTAAATCTAATTTGTCCTGCAACTCCAGTTGGACGTTGACTAGTGTCACCAGACGGTAATTTAAGTGAGCCCGTAGCATCAATAATAACCGCTTCACTTCCTGACTGAATTGTTATATCGCCAGTTGAACTAATTGTACTATTATTAATACTAAATGTATCAATTACAATACTACCTGTGTCAGATGCCCGTAATTCTAGATTACTACTTGTGATTGTTGTTGTAATAAAATTATCATCTACAAGTATATCGCCGGTATGAAAAGTATTGGCGCTAATAGTACCAATACTATCAACATCTGTAACTGTTAAGATTCCGTTAACTGTTAAGTCGCCTGTAATTTCAACATCATTGTTTGGTATGGTAATAATACCAGTACCGTTGGCTCTAAGTTCTAGATCGCTTTGTGACAATGTTGTGGTTAATACATTACCTACAAGTCGTATATCGTCAAGCTGTATTCCACTAGAATTAATATCTCCCGAAACTGTTAAGTTACCTGACAGTCCAAAGTCGCCAGTTTGTGTAGTGTCACCAACGTGTGTAAGAGTACCTGTTATAGTTGTATCGTCTAGATCAGCGTCGCTGTTTACAGTTAAAGTTTGTTCTATTATAACATCGTTACTTGGTACTGTTACATTACCTGTTTGATTTGCTCTAAGTTCTAGATCACTATTACTTTGCGTTGTAGTAATAAAGTTATCATCAATTAATATGTTGCCAGTACTAAATCTGTTAGCAGTAATAGTTCCTGCTGAATTAATATCGCCTACAGTAATTGTGCCGTCTACTGTTAAATCATTTGCAATATGTAAATCATTATCTGGTAATAATATTTTACCTGTGTTGTTTGCACGTAATTCTAAATCTACACTGGTTGTGGTAGTTGTAATAAAATTATCATCTATTAATATTTCTTCAAACTGTGCAGAACGTGTAACTGTTAAATCTCCACCAACTGAAAGATCACTTGTAATTGAATAATCGCCAGTTTGTGTTATGTCACCTGTAATATTTACATTACCTGTTAGTGTTGTGTCACCTAATGTAGCATCACCGTTAACAAATAGGTTATTAGTAATTCTAACATCGTTATTAGGAATAAGAACTTCGCCAGTTCCGTTAGCACGTAATTCTAAATCTACATTTGTATCAATAGTTGTAATAAAATTATCTTCAATTAAAATAGTACCATTGCTAATTTCGCCGGCGATTGTAAAGTTACCAGTTTGTGTAGTATTGCCTACGTGTGTAACTAACCCTGTTATATTTGTATCTTGTAAATCTGTATTACCACTTACTGTTAGTGTTTGACCAAATGTAACATCATTTTGTGGGAAATTAATTGTACCTGTGCCATTAGCACGTAGTTCTAAGTCGCTGGTAGTAACTGTAGTTTCAATTACATTACTATCTATTTGTATAGTGCCGTTTGTAAATGCGCCAGTAACGGTGTAGTTACCAGTTTGTGTAGTGCTGCCAACGTGTGTTAATGTGCCGTCAATATTTGTATCGTCTAGATTAGTAATACCGTCTACATCTAGGTCGTTTGTAATTGTAACATTATTAGTTGGTATACTGATAATACCACTACTATTTGCACGTAGTTCTAAGTTTGAACTTGTGTCAGTTGTTTCAATTGTGTTTCCGTCAATGCTAATATTGCCGTTTGTAAACTCTCCCCCAGAAAGAGTAAAGGTACCTGTTTGTACAGTATTACCAAAATGCACTAAGCCACCGCTTACGTTTACGCTTTGTAAATCAGTAGTACCGTTAACTGTTAATGCTTGGCCAAATACAACATCACTAGTAGGAACAGTCACAACCCCTGTGCCATTAGCACGTAATTCTAAATCTGCAGTTGAAGCTGTTGCTTCTACAGTTGTTCCACTAATTTGTATATCGCCAATGTTAGCATCATTTGCTGTTATGTTTGCTGTAACTGTTAAGTTATTAGCATCAATGTCGCCTGTAACTGATAAGTTGTTGGTAATATTTACATCGTTACTAGGAACAAGTATTTCGCCAGTTCCGTTAGCACGTAATTCTAAATCTACATCAGTTGTAGTAGTTGTAATAAAATTATTATTAATTAATATTTCTTCAAACTGTGCTGCGGCACCAACAGTTAGATTTTGTCCAACAGTTAAATCTTCAGTAAGTGTATAATTACCTGTTTGATTTAAATCACCAACTAGTGTTAGTGTGCCTGTAATAGCTGTATTAGCAAGTGTAACTGTTCCATCTACAGTTAGATCATTATCTATTTGTACATTGTTACTAGGTACAACTACTTGACCTGTGCCTGCTGCACGTAGCTCTAAGTCTGCTTCTGTTTCTGTTGTTGTAATATAATTGTCACGTATTTGTAAACTATCTACATCGATTTGATTTACATACAAATTGCTCCAAGTTTTTGTAGCAGTACCTAAGCTATATGTGCTATCTAATCTTGGAATAATATCACTGTCAATTCCTGCAACAAACTGAATAGTATCACTTGCTTCGTCACCAATTGTAATGTTGCCGCCAATAGTTACATTACCTGTGACATCTAAATCACCAGTAATGTCAACGTTATCTAATAAATTAATTTGTCCACTTGCTGCTGCAAAGTCTGCGTCTTGCGTTAGAGTTTGAATAGTGTTGCCACTAATACGCCAGTCACCAGTTTCAATTTTAGTTCCGTCTACAAATGTAGTATCGCTTCCTGTATTAAAAGAAACTCCATTAGTTGTGTTAATAATAAAGTCGCTAACACTAAATGCAGCACTACCTGTTTCTTGATTTACATAAAATAAATCTCCAACTCTAAAGTCACCTTTGTGGTCTACTGAGTTATAACGTATCTGTGCATCATTTGTTTCAACTACTTCGTTTGCTTGAATAACTGTACTTGTTTCATTAGTAACTTCTTTTCCGTTACCAATATATGCTAGATTATGTCCAATAGCGTAAACTAATACACCCGGTCCGTCACCTACTAATCCAAAGTTACCATAAACACTAGCACTACCAATCATTCTAATTTCAGCACCAAAGTCTCGTACATCTACATTTTCAATTGTAGTTGCAGAGCCGCCTCCACTAAATGCAATAGTTGCTGGTGTTGTGTCAAAGCCAATTAAGTCTGTATTCTTACCATCAACAATAAGTATATCGCCGTTTTCAACACTTTCAATTGTTAATGGGCCAACTACTGTTGAACTGTCTGTTGACGTAAATGTTACAGTTTGTGCTGCTGCCGGAGCAGTTCCTGATAAGCCACTTAGTCTAATGCGTGTTTTACCGTCACCCTTTAATCCAGTTGTTCCGTCAAATGCATATAATCCTCTATCAGCAAAGTAAGTAAATGAGTTTAACCACTCAATTCTAGCACCGTTGGTTGCTGTAAGTGCATCTACACCTGGTGTAATAAATGTTGCTGCGTGGAAAAGCATTGCTGCTTCGCGACTGTTTGTTGTGGCGGCACTGCCGTCTACTAGAGCGCCTTTACCAGCATCACCTTGTGCAAAACCTCTTGGATCACTTGGGCTTGTTACGCTACCTTTTGTAATTACTGTAGTGTTTTTAATATACGGACTACGACTAGTTACAGTAAACCCTGTAGCAAAACGGAAAGCATATCCTGTGTCGTTGCCACTGTTATAATAAAAATCTGCAACTGTGACATCTTCTATAGTGCTTTCGCCATTTAGCAAAAATGCATCTAAATCTTGTGTTGCTACTGTAGGAACAATTTTTACACTTCTTAAACTTTCGCCTTTAACTGTAACGCCTGCTGGAACTGTTAACGGAAATGTTTCTGTGTACACACCTGGAAGAATATGTATAGTTGGAGCAAGTTCGCCGTTACTAACATCTGTTGCTGCAACACTTAATGCGTAAGCCAATGATGCAAACGGATCTTGCGGATGATCACCATAGTTTGCATCATCACCGTTTTCAGCAACATAATAAATATTTCCTTGACGTAATGTTAAATTAATACCATCAACACTAATGTTACCAGTATTAACACCGTCAGTAGTAATAGACCTAACCCAAACATCGTCCCAACGTTTAGCATCTTTTTGTATTTGTGTAACGTTGTATGTTCCGTTAGGAATATCTGGAACAGATACACTTACTGTTTGCGGATTTGTTCCAGTCCAGGCAGTAGTAGTAGTTGCAGAATATCTAGTACCTGATATTGTGTTTAGTGTTATTAGATAATAATATCCTGTTGTTTCTGATGCTACATCGTCTACCCAAACAACGCCGGCTGCTGGTATAGATAGTGTTCCAGTGCCGTTGTTTACAGTTATTGTAATGTCGCCTGCTGTATAAGTAGAGCCTTCTGAATATACTGTTCCTGCTGTACCTAGTGTATAAGTTCTGTCTATATCTGGAATAATATTACTAGCAACATCAGCATTAAACGTAATATTATCGGTGTCAGCATCGCCTAGTGTAATATTACCATCTGCAGATATATTACCAGTTGCGTGAATGTTTCCACCGACGTTCATATCTGCTAGTACTTCTACAGTACCTGTGCCGTTTGGACGTAGTTCTAAGTTTGAATTTGATGTGTTTGTACTGATGACATTACCTTCAATATCAATGTCATCTACACGTAATTTATTATTATAAACTATATTATCAAGGGTACCTAAGTTAAGATATTGGCCATCACTCCAGATGGTATTATTTTGGATATTTACATCTCCAATATCTGCTCTATTAGTAACTGTTAAATTTGTTGTACGTGTTGTACCTGTGACGTCTAATTCGTATTGAGGTGTTACGTTTTTGATACCGATGCGTTGATTGTTTACATCAAGATATAATAAATCCGTCTCAAAAGCTAAATCGATTCCATTACGAATCAAGTTCGACTTTAAGAGCGGACCGCTAATACGACCGATGGCGCTCATCTTTTCTCCTCAATACGGGGATCCTGTCCCTCTACCCAAATTTTCAGCTTTCGCTCTTTGCCGGATAACCACAGTTAGTCCTGCTCAGCATATCAAACATAGAATGATACTGGTCTTGCTTTGCATTAATAGTATTTATCGATTATGTAAAAAAGGTATGAGTTACCCAAATATTAGAGTAAATTCTAATAGTAAATCATCAAACTCTTCGGCTGTTATAGCTGCGGCAACACCTGCTGAAGATACGTAAGTAGTGCCGTTCCAAGTTTCTAATAAGTTAGTAGTAGTGTTCCATCTAGTATCTCCAACTTGCGGTGCAGGTGACGGTACTACAGTAGCGCCGCTTGGAACTACAACACCATAAGATCCTGATATTTTGGCGTGACCAAAACCGGTATTTTTAATGATTAAGTTATTGCCATTATCTTTAATAACATTATTTTTAAAAGATAGATCGTCTAGTACTAATTCTCCAGTTCCGTTTGCTCTTAGATCTAAATCCGAATCTGAAACTGTTGTGCTAATAATATTGTTATCTAAAAGTATGTCATCGGTTTGTATACCGTGTATTGACAATCCATTAGAGTTAACTTCGCCTACTGTTGTTGAATTAACTACAAATTGTATTGAATTTGTTGCTGTGTCAGCAGTAATGCTAGTTTGTCTGTCTTCTGAATATACACCACCCAGTGATATTGTGCTTGTTAATCCAGTGCCTTCAAATACGTTATCGTCAGTATTAAATCTTATGTCGCCAATATTTCCTGAGGTTGTCAATAGTGCAGAACCTGAGTTATAAATGGTATCACTTGCTCCAAACACAGTTGTAGCATCTCCGCCGTCTAGTATAGTGCTGCTGTTTAAGGCTGCTCCACCGTCTAAGAAAGTATCTTGTGCTTGTACTCTTTGTGCTGTAGTGCCTTTAGGAATTTGAAGAGACTCTGTAGAATCAATTATTAAATCTTCTGTAGGTGCTAGTGTTAATGTTAAAGTGTCGCCTTCATCAATATTTGTACCAATAATATCATTGTTGATTTCTATATTTTGTAATAATACACTTCCAGTACCTGCTGCTCTAAGTTCTAAATTTGATACTGATACTAGACTTGTACCCACTGTAACTGTTACTTCAGTTACATTATCTACGTTATTATCAATATATCCTGTTTTAAATACTTCAGTATATGTCCAGGCATCTATTAAGTTAACGCCTAAGGTGCTAGTTATTTGTCCTACAAAAATAGTACTGCCTTTTGTAATAGAAAAGTAATCGCCAGTTTGAACACCGTAGTCAACTATATTATCTCCCGGTGTCCAAAACATTACCCTGTCAGTTGCTGCATCTTGATTTAATTGATATTGTTCTGTGAATGTTGCACCCTCATCATTATAAAACCATATAGTATTATTAGCATTGGCATTGACGAGAGGGGGCGCATCTACAATTTTTGCTACTTCGTTAAGGCGTAGTGTTCCACCAACACTATAACTCGTTGGCGCTGTAGTAGTAATAACATTGTCTTCAAACTGTATATTCGTGCTAAGTTGTGCTACTTCTAAATCAACACTATTAGCGACATTTATACTATCAACATTAAAATTGCGCACTGTTAGATTATTTTGTATATCTACATTTTCTTGCAGTCTAACTTGTCCTGTTCCTGCTGCACGTAAATCTAAGTTTGAATGAGTAACAATAGTTTCAACAACATTTCCGCTAATATTAATATCGCCGGCCTGTAATGGTCTTGACATTGTTAACATTCCGACAGTTAGAATACCTGTTAGATCATAATTGCCGGTTTGTGTAGTATTTCCAACCTGTGTTAGTGTGCCGTTAATTGTAGTGTCTTGTAGATTAGTATCACCGTTTACGGTTAAGTTTTGCTCTATAATAGTATTTTCTTGAACAACAACATCACCAGTTGCACGTAGTTCTAAGTCAGCATTTGATACCTTGGTGCTAATAAAGTTATCGTCTATTTCAATAATACTAGGCGGTATTACAATTTCGTTAAGGACTAAATCATTGTTTACAGTTATGTCGCCTGTTGATATACTTGCTGTAAATAAATTATTATTGACTTGTACATTGTTATTTGGTACAAGTACTTCACCTGTGCCACTAGCACGTAATTCTAAATCACTACTACTTTGTGTAGTTGTAATAAAATTATCTTCAATACGTACATCTTCAAACTGTGCTTGTGAACTAATATCTAGTGTTCCTGTAACATCAAAATTATCAGTAACAGTTAAACTACCGTCTTGTGTATTTCCTAGTAATGCAACATCACCATTAATAGTCAATGCGCCTTGATATGTTAGTGTGCCGCCAACAGTTAGATTATTATCAATTGTTACAGTATCGCTAGGATCAATTATAACTTCGCCTGTACCACTAGTGCGTAATTCTAAGTCTGAATTTAACGTAGTTGTTGTAATAAAGTTATCTTCAATTAAAATATCACCGTTGGATATCTCGCCTCCAATATCCAAGTTTCCGGTTTGTAAAGTATTTCCTATGTGTGTAACTGTGCCTGTAAAATTCGTATTTTGTAAATTTGTAGTGCCGCTAATAGTTACGTCTTGTACTATTTCAACATCGTTACTATTAACAATAATATCTCGTGTGCTATTAGTAGATGTATAGTTTGCTATAGGACCGTTTTCTATTGTAACATATTGTCCGTCCCAGTTTCTAGGAATAGTATTATGGTATATAACTTCAGGAACACTATAGGTTACTTGTTGCGAAATAGACCTGCTGCCTTTTCTAAGTATAGCATATGTACTGTCCGGAAATGTTATTTTTATATAATGCCCAATAGTGGGAACTACAGGAAATTGGCTGCCAATTCTAATTTCATCAATCAAATTAGCGTCAAATATAGTAGTTTCAACATTTGGTCCGTAACCATCAAAGCTAAATGACACCCTGCTGTTATTAACAGCAGTTTTTGAAACTATCATCGATAAAGATTCTGAAATAATTTCTAAATCTGGACTAGGATGTGTTAGTACTAGATTACCTGAGGTAGTAGTAATAAAGTTATCTTCAATATAAACATTATCAACAGTTAATTCGCCGCCAATATTGTAGTCGCCTGTTTGTGTTCTATCACCGACGTGTGTAATAGTTCCATCTATGTTTGTTACATCTAAATTAGTAACACCGTCTACATCTAAATCATTTGCAATTTCAACATTATTGCTGTCAATATCTATATCGCCAGTTGCTTGTAATATTAAGTTACCTGAGGTAGTAGTAATAAAGTTATCTTCAATATAAACATTGTCAACTGTAAATTCGCCGTTTAGTGTAAAATCACTGCCTGTGTTAGTTCCTCTATCACCCGTGTGGTTTAGAGACCCTGTTATAGATGTAGTACTGCCTAATAAATCAGTAAGTCCTGCTACTGTAAGGTCTTGTCCAAACACAACATCGGTTCCACTAACCCTAACTTCGTCGTCGGCATTTAGTATTAAATTAGAATCTGTTGATGTTGCACTAATATTATTATCATTTATTTCAATACTACCTATGTTAGCGTTGTCTGTGGTAGCATTAAGCGTTATATTAGCGTTTGTAGCAGTCGTGTCGCTGGCTGTTAGGTTGTTTGTTACATTGACACTATCCTGTAAGTTAACTGTGCCTGTGCCTGCTGCACGTAGCTCTAAAGGAGTGTGTGTAGTAGTTGTTGTAATAAAATTATCATCAACTAGTATTTCTTCAAATTGCGCACTTGCGCCTACATTGATGTTTTGACCTATGTCAGCATCTTCACTAATAGTAAAGTTGCCAGTTTGATTGACATCACCTACAATTGGTAGTACACTATCAGTAATACTTAAATTGTCAAGTATATTAGTTGTACCGTTAATAGTTACATTATTAGTAAATCTAGCACTATCAGTAATACGAATATTTCCTGTGCCTGCTGCACGTAGCTCTAAATCTGCGTCTGGTTGTGTAGTTTCAATTACATTGTCATATATGTCAATGTCGGGAGTTTCTATTTTGTCTAAGTGTGCTTGTAACCATTGTTTGGCAAACGAACCTAATGAAAATGTTTGATGTTGATGCGGATTAAAATCTTGATCTAATGCAGTATTAAATGTAAGACTATCAGTTGTTTGATCTCCGCCTATGTTTAGAGCGCCGCCGAAACTAAAGTCACCGCTGATACCTAAGTTTCCTGTTATGTTAGTATTATCTTGTAAATTAATTTTATCAGTTGCACTTGCTAGACTTAAATCTCCGCTATCAGATTGTATAATATTATTAGCAAGAATTAAATTACCAGTATCAATAAACGCTCCGTCAATAACAGTAGTGTCTGCTCCTGTGTTAACACGTAATGCATTAAATTGATTTACAGTTAATGTATCAATATTAATTGTAGTATTTCCAGTTTCAAAATCTACAAAGAAATTGTCTCCAATTCTAAATCCGCCTGTGTGATCTGTAGTTACAAAATTAATTTTACCACTGTTAAGTTCAGTTACTTCTTGACTTTGTATTGCTCTGCTGTCATCGTTATCAGCAAATTTTCCAGAACCAATATATCCAAAGTTATGTTGAATAAGATACATTAGTGTATCCGAACCGTCTACTACTGCGCCATAGTTACCATAAACACTTGCTGAACCAATTGATCTAACTTCTGCACCATAATTTGTAGTTCCGTATGCAGTTCTGCCAGTAGAACCGTTAACAGCATATAATCCTCTATTAGCAAAATATGTAAATGAGTTTAACCATTCAACTCTTACACCATTAGTCATTGTAATTGCATCAACACCTGGTGTAATAAATGTTGCTGCGTGGAATAACATACTTGCTTCAATACTTGCACTGTCTAATTCTGCTCCGTCAATCCAAGCACCTTTACCTGCATCGCCTTGGTCAAATCCTCTTGGGTCACTTGCACTAGTTACACT